CTCTTGCAATGCGTTGTAGGTATCCTCGCTTTGATTATCCGGTGGGTATTTTGTTAATCCTCTTAGGTGGTTGTCTAAGTCCCAAATAACTGAATGGTATTTTGAGCCATTGACGGCAAAGTCAAACTCTGCTCTTTCTTCGTCAAGGTTGAATTCAATGATTGCTTTCATTCTTTCTTCTTCTCTTTGGCTTCTGCTCATCATCGGCAAGTTGTGCTTTGGTGAGTGCGTCTTGTTGCTGGTTTGCCCATATCAAAAGTGAGTGCAATGCTTCGGTCACACACGTTGAGCAGTTTGGAAGATTACGTCCGAAGATTTCACGGTGTACGTTGTTCAGGATTGCCCCTTGCTCAGGTGTTGGTGCGAACACTTGTGTTTTCTTCCAAACATCGTAAAGGGGTTGGAGTGATAGTATGAATTCAATGTTGCTCATAGTTTGTAAAGTTCTTCAAGTACTTTGGTGTAAAATTCTTTTTCAGTCCATTTCTCTTTTGGGCTGAAGTCCTCGTATGAATCATAGACGTTTTTGTATGGTGATGCGAATTCAATTAATTCCTCAACGTGAATGATTGCACATTTCTTTGCATCGTCTTCCGATAGTGAGAATAGAACCTCATATTCTCCCGTTACCAGTTCAACCGATTCTGCGTTCACAAGCATAAACTTGTGATATATCATATTGGCTTTGTCTTTTGGAGTCATAGTAGTTCAATTTCTTTTTTAACGGCTTCCCAATACCACATTTTAAGGTTTGGGGTTTCTTTGTTTTCGATGTTATCAATGATTGATTCAACGGCAATCAATGCACATTGAATTCCCTCGTTGCGTTGTTGTAATCCAACCACGGTGAACTTATCAACCATCTCCTTTGCCTTTTGTTTAGCACTACTCATATCTTCGTTTCCAATAGTGCAACAATCACGGTGGCGATGGATGCATAAAGTATCCCCACCCAACCGTAGGTGTACAAAAAGAAGGACAATCCCAACCACCACGACAGGCAAAAAGCACAATCAAGTGGTTTCATTCGCTTCCATTTTGAGTAATCGCTCCCATATAGATAGCGTTTGAGTAGGTCGGCTGGTTTGCCAAAGTTTACAATGATGATGCTTAAACAAGCGATTCCAATTATTTCTGTGTGCATCTGTCTTTCATTAGTTTGATTACTCTCAGCACTTCACGAACGGAGATGTCTGTCTTTCTGTGGATTGCCCGTGCGGACATTCCTGAACACCATAGTTTGAAAAGCTCCCTTTCGTAAAAATATGCGGATTCTGTGACTTCATTTATTTTGTTGATTCGTTCAAGTTCAATTCCTTCGGTGTGTTCACGTTCATCCAGTAGGTCAATTTCCTCAGCGAAGTCAAGCTCGTACACATCGTATTGATCATATATTCTTGATTCACCAAAGGGATGCCGGTTGCCGTTGATACAAAGGTATAAAAGACGGATTGACCAAAACTGGATGTATCCGTCTCTATATATTTTTTCAATTTGTTCATCGGGTTTTTCAAGTAACGTCAAAAAGTAAAATTGATACAACTCCCTTGCCAACTCTCGATCTTTGGCGATGTTCCTGGTTGCTTTAATCAGCCAATCAGCTTTGGATAGTTCCAATATGATGTCGGCTTTTTTCAATCTTTCTTTTCAATAATGCAAATATAACCATCTTTTTCGTACTTTTTTTGACATCTCAAAACTTGTTCTTCATCATACAGGATATGGATGCTCGATGATATCCCTTTGGTGCAAGTAATCACCCAATAGTTGAACGGCTTTCTCATAGTGTTGGCGTGTTAATCTGTCGTGAGTTATCAAATTGTCAAAGACATTCACCGCATTCATCACGCTGGAATGGTCTCTATGTAGTATATAGCCAATTGATGCGAATGTCATCTTCAAATGTTTGCGACATAAATAGGAAAACATATGACGTGAATAGGCGATGGCTTGTCTTCGGTTGTGCGAGATGACGAGATCAGGTGTTGTGTCGTAGGCTTGACAACATACCCTCATTGCATCTGTCCAATGTGCGTCAATGTTGTTGATGTCGCATTTTGGCTTCAGGATTTCACGTTTGAGCCTTGCAATCTCCTTGTCGTGTGTTACGGTTATCTGTGAAATCATTAATCGTAATCGCTTGATTTCTTGCTTTAGGTTGTGGGTTTCTTGGAATTGGTTCATAGGAAATTGATTTTGCACTTTTGACATCTGTACTTGTTAACGGTCTTGAGTAACCAAACACGTCCGATGCACTTACATTGTGGGCAATGCGGATGGTCTTTGACTTGAATTGAATCATAGATGGATTGCCAGTACTCGTGACCTTGTGGTGTTTGATCCCATTTGAACGCATCTAAGAGCATATCTTGGAGAGTGTGATAGCATTGAACCCTCTTATCTTTTTCAACAAGTTCAATGAATTCTTTGTAGTTTGGCAATACCCTCGCCTTAGTGCGTAGCTGGTTGCTTCTTCGGTAATCAATGATTGTCATACTAACTTTTCATTTCCATCGCCTAACTTGATAAACCCTGAATCCTTCGTTGATCCAGTTGCACGAATGAAATCAATTTCAATCTTTGCTGAGTTGATGATTACTTGTCCGACATCTGCCATTGCTTTTGCAGTTGCCACGTCAATGTCACCGTCTTTTAATCGTTCGAGTGTTTCAAACAGGTGATCACGTAGGTCGTTAATTTTGTTTCTTGCCATAGGAGTTTATTTTTCTTGTTAATGATTTTTTGATTTGTACAACTTCGAGTAATTCTTTCGGTAGATTTTGAACGTGATTCCTTCGCATATGCTCTACACGATCTATCACTTCCAAATTCTCAATTGTGATATTGTTTTTGTTTCGGTCTTTGAATACCACAAACATTCCCTTTGGAACTTCTCCGTTGTGTTGTTTCCACAAAAGGATGTGAACAAACTGAAATCCTTTCTCAACTCTTTCAACCAGGTATCCATCACGGAATGAACGATGTCCAATTGGTTTGGCGTTGTGTGGTGGTTGCCCTTTTTTAAATTGGGTTTCTTTCCCTCCGATTTGCAAACCCTTCATTCCTTTGTTCCACGACTTCATTCCTTTTTTGAATTGAGTGTGTTCATACCCTTTGTAATTTTCTTTGTAGTAGCTCATCAACCAATCCTGGTCTTTGTTCAATCCGATTCTTTTTGCACGGTTGTAAATTCGTTTGATACTACACCCGAAATAAATTGCCAAATCTTTTGACAATGTTGTGGGGTACAATTTTACAAGCTCATCGGTCTCGGCTTTAGTCCATCTCTTTGTCATGATCTTTCTTTATACATTGTCCTTGCTCCAATGAATGTCGTTTCAATTGTGAAACATTCTCCGTGCCTGTTCTTTGCGATTATCAATTCGGCATCCTCAGATTCATTACGTTCTTTGGTGTAGTAATCAGGTCTGAAAGGAAACATCACAACGTCCGCATCTTGTTCAATGCTTCCGCTCTCTCTAATGTCGGATAACATCGGACGTTTGTCCGCTCTCTCCTCACACTTCCTTGAAAGCTGAGCCAATACAATGACGGTGATTTGCAATTCCTTTGCCAACAATTTGAGGTTACGGCTTATCTCTGCGATCTCTTGTTCTCTGTTTTGCTTTGTTCCTTTGATCAACTGGATGTAATCAATGATCAGAAGTTCAAGTCCGTGTTTTGCTTTGTGAATCTTTGCCTTCGATTTGATTTGATTGATGGAGGAATTCGGATCGTCATCAACAAAGAATTCAACCACCGAATTGTTCACACTATCGCACATATAAATCACTTCATTTTCTCTCAATGTGGCGTTGCGAATCTTCCAGTTTGGTATGTCGCATATCAAAGACAAATACCTTTTTGCCAATTGTTCTGATGACATCTCAAGAGAAATAAACAAACCCTTTCCACCCAATTTCCCAAACTCATACATCAACGACAAAGCCAGTGCAGTTTTACCTTGTCCCGGTCTCGCTGCCATTACAATCAAATCGCCCTGATTCCATCCACCCAACACCCTATCAAGTGTTTGCCATCCTGTTTGCTTACCAGTTATTTTGTCACCCCTCTTGATTGATTCGGTTATTGTATCAACGGTTGAAGCTACAACGGTGTGAATAGACAATGGATCATTGATTGTTGTGAACTTGGTATTGTCGATTAATGTTTGAGTAAAAGTCAACAGTTCTTTCAAATCCATCGTGACATCAATAGAAGCGATTTGCTGAATGAAATTCTTTTGTAGGTATCTATGTTCCAATTTTGGTAGATATTGGCTAAGATTGGGCATAGAGTAAACATTCTGACCTACTGCCACGAGATGTTGTACTTCGGTTCTTTCAAACTTTCCAACAAAACAGACATAGTCAATTGGTTCGTTTGCGATGTATCTGTCCATCATAAAGTCAATTAACCTTTGATAGAGTTTTGTTTCAAACCAAACTGGTTTAATTCTTGGTAGCAATGCCCTGGTCTGTTCATAGTATAAAAGTTGACCAATGATGTATTCTTCGAGTTCGTTATTCATAATCTGATAGTTTAAATACTTTTAATACTGGTCCTTCTGTGACCTTTTTGTTGTGATCTTGTTTCGGTTCATATAGTCCTGAGTAGTTTTGACTGATGGAGTGTTCAACGACTTCCGTGAATTGTTTTGGTGTGTATTTCTGTTGTGACGATTTGATGAGTTGTTGAATCCCCGTCTTTGTGTATTTCTGTTTTTTCTCTTTCTTATACTTCAACCACAAATCAAACGCCAGTTTGTATTCTTTATCTATTTCAATATCACTATCACTATCACTATCACTATCGGCATTTTTGGTAAGCGGTCGTATAGGTTCGGATGCGGTCGCATCCCATCGCTTCTTGGCATTATCAGAATTACGCTCACAGATGGATTTGTATTTCTGCAAATCTCTCATCAACGATTGTTTGATAGGTTCAAAAGCAATGCGAGTGATTACATTGTTTGTGATTGGTTCTTGGTCATTCACATAACGTAGAATGTGTTTGAACAAATCACCAGCTTGTTCATCCGTGAGTTGGTCTACCGTGTGAATTAAATCACAATAGAGTAGAAACGATTTCTTGTTTTTCGACATAAAAAAAGCCCCATCAAATTAGTGCAGTAAGAGTGCGACTAATTCAACAGGGCAAAAATCTTTTAACATACGGGATCTCTTACCTCCCAGTTAACACTACAAATATAATCAATCACACATTATATCCCAACTCTTTCAACACTTTTCGTTGGCGATTTTGTCGTAGATCATACAACGCACCACGGAGAGGTGGATTGTCACGTTGTAGCTTTTGCCGACATCTGCGGATGGTTTCGGGCGATGTGAGTTTCCCTGATTCCAACCGTGCAAAGAAGTTGAATAGGTTTGATTCTTGTCTCCAAATTAGTGAGCAAAGGAGATTGTCATTGTCTCTTGTCGCTGGATGTTTTTCCAACAATCCTTGTACGATTTCTTTTGTTCGGTTCATAGTGGTTTGATTAACTTATATAAATACCTTGCTTTACATTGGCTGAATCCCATTCGTTGTTCTATCTCTCTCCACGTTTGCTTGAAATCTTCACGAAGAATGGCAACTGCCCACGCTTGTGCTTGTCTATCCGTTTTCATTGTAGATTTTTTTGGCGTTTGCAAACCCGGCATTGTAGGCGAGTTGTTGTTCCATCTTTTCAAGTTGTTTGAAGTTAAATATCAAGTGCGGAGAAATATCCAAATCGGGATACTCGCTGCGGATGTGTTCAACTAAGCGGTCAATTGGTGTCTTCATTGCTCGTTTATGAATTTAGCGTAATCGTGTGCGTCTTGTTCACTCTCAAAGGTGGCGAGTAGTTCTCCAGCGAAGTATACTCGCCACTTGCAGATTGAGTTAATTGTTGCCTTTACTACCCTTGCCTGTAACATTTTTTAACTCTGTAAATTGGTTCTTCCAAGTTTGAATTTTGTCCTCCAACTCAGCGATTCTCTTCTCGCTTATCATCTTCGCTTGGTTTAAATCGTCTTTCGATTGCTGGATGCTTGACCGAATGGTTAAGAGTTCGGTTTCCAAATCCCAAATGGTGCGATTCCGTTTGTTGATTTCGTGTTGAAGCTCTTCAGCATTTTTCTCAAGCCTACGCAACTGGTAAGCGAGAAGGACAGTTACACCGCCCAAGATTATGTAGGTTATCATAAAAACCGAAATTTAACGATGTTTTGATTCTTGTTGTTAGTTTTTACAACCTCAATGCGATTGAGTTCAACATACTTGCGGATGAGATTTGATACATCCAATTTGCGATGCTTGTGGCAAATGTCAAGAAACACTTCATCTTGTCTGTACACCCACTCATATCCGTAAACGGACTTGATTTCATCCAGGCACAATTGAGTAGTTCTGTGAACCACTCGGTTTGGTCTCTTGCTCTTTGGCTTTGTGTTGATGTCAAAGTAACGGTTCAAAATTGTCATTGCCTTTTTTAGGATTTCCAAATCACTCTCAGGCAGTTGATCAAATAATTGTATTTGTTTCATAGTTTTATTTTGCTTTTCCTTTATAGAATTTGTGATTAAAAAGAACCTGACTGAATTGGTCAAATTCGGGTTTGTACTCATCACGCTCAAACTGGTATGGTTTGGCTTCAGGTAGTTCCTTGTTCATTGCTTTCTTGATGCAATGGATAGAGTAACCCACCGCAAAAACGATGGGTGTGAGAACGATTGGATAAATGATGTCTAAGCTCATATCAATTCAAAATTTTATTTGCCCATTTGGTAGCGTTGTTCACACTTGCAAAATCTTTTGATTGCAACACTTGCTCACCGTTAGAAGTAAATTGAACATAAAATGCACGAACATTTCCAGTAGCATCGGTAGAGATGTTGACTGCTTTTGTGTTTCTGTTATTTGTTATTGTGTGTTTCATAGTGATTCAAACTAACAACTTAAATTTCACTTATGCAAATTTATTTTCTTATTGACTTTGTGAATGGACGTTTTATTTTGTGATTGACAAAAATAACTCTCCAGCGTAGGTTAATTTCTCATCAATAATCTCTTGGATGTCCTCCTCCAAAGTGATAAGAGTGGTTGTGAGCTTCTTGCCGATGGGCATTCGTGGATCATAGGAAACAAACAAACCCTCTTCCAACCCGGTTGCAATCATCCCCATCTGCATCTGCCAAAAGTATTCCGTTCGTTTGCTCTTGAGTTGCTCATTGTTGGTGATGAAGAAGTTTTGCAAGTGGTTGCCTGAATTAAAAGGACATTTAATCTCTACCAATTGCCCTCCGAGTGCATCAGGGGAATACCCACCCCACTCTCCATAAGTGATGAAGGTGTATGTCTCTGCACCGTAGTAGGTGAAGAACTCATCGGTCTGTTGTGAGAAGTAGTGGAATGCTTCTTTCTCGTGTTCTTTGCCCCAATCCAATGCACGTCCGTAGATTTCGGACTTCGCTCCAGTTAGGTACTCCGCTGCCTTCTCAAACACAAATGATTTCGCAGTTTCTGTGAGGTACTCCGATTTGTTTTTCGGAGTCCCCATCAGTTTGTGAATTTCACTTGCGGTAAAACGTGAGCTTCTCAATCGTTGCCAATCCTCTTCGTTCAAAGAAGTGTGTATAACTGGATGTGTGTTATTCATTTCTCACCGATTAAAAGTTTTTGATTGGCTAGAGATACATCAAACTTGCTTGTGATGTCGGTCATCAGTCCACCTGTCTTCAAGTGTTCAACTGCCTTGCCCCAACTTGGATGCTTTGGTGTGAGTTCATCACGCTTTGGAAGTTGTCTGCCCATTGCCTTCTCACCGTCATCGTCATCGTCAATGTTCAAGTTTAGGATAGA